TCCTTTACGGATTCTACTGCCTTTACCAGCAATAGTTTGTCTCATCATCATAGGATTTGAATTTGAACCAATTTGAGGCATTATAATCTCCAATAAAAAAGGAAAGGGGCCACCGAAGCAGCCCCCACCTAAAAGGTCTAGTCGATACCGTAAAAGGCTGATACCAGAGCTTCTGGCCGCAGTACCTTAGCACCGTAAACATGTAGACCACGTACAATATCACCAAAGCTTGAAGGATCACGGATCACTTCAGTGCTGGTAATAGTTTGAGCAGTAGCCGTAGCAGACATGTGACCAGCCAAGCACTTACCAGCAGCGTTAGACGTTGCAGCAATGTTGTTTGACTTGTACATATCAAATCCACGAAGCTTGCCAGAGCTTACCAAACCATTACGGATTGAGCCTTGGCCTGCGTTGAAGTCTACTGACAAGAGCTTAGAAGAGCTTTGTGCAAGCACTTCATAGAACTCAGGATTTGCTACGAACCAGCGTCCTTCTTCTGGGATGTTTTGCTCGTCTAGCAAACGTGCCATACGTGCCATCACATCAATAGGATCATGCTCAGAAGCAGCAAAACCAATGTCCAAGTTACCAGTACCATCAAAAGTACCAGCAGCAAGATCAGTAGCACTATCCGTACCCATGCTGTGGTTTGGAGATGAATCCGGAACACCAGCAAACATAGTAGCTAGTACACCTGCGTCAAAAGCATCACGCAAAGAGTAAGCTGCTGAAGACGTAGCAACGTCACGGAAGTTAACGTGAGACATGTTAGTTTCAATGTCATCTACGATAAACTTAAATGCGTTAGCAGTGTCAACAACCAGAGTTACTTCTTGGTCAGTCAACTTAGTTTGCGTTACATCTTGACCACGCTCATACTGATAAACAGTAATTTCAGGCTCTTTGATGATTCGTACACTATCACCGAATGCTGCGATTTCACCCGCATAGTCAGTGTTCGTAATACCTTCAATCACAGAAGCCTTACGGAAAAAGTTTAGTACCTGCTTGGAATAAACTTTAGGTAGGAAAAACGAGTTAGTTTGTCCTGATACAGAGTTACCAAAGTTAGCATCGGTATCTGTAGACGGTTCAAAAAATTGATCACTTACATTATAAGCCATGTTAATATTCTCCTAATAACACAATTAATTATGCTACTACACGGCCCTCCATCATTGCTTGCTTAATATCTTCTTCATATTTATCAAACTGATCTAGGGACATAGCAGCGATTTCCCGTTCAGTCCAGATCTTAGGTTGACCAGCATCTACGTTAGTTGTTTTAGTTGATACCATATCTGCTGCCGAACCTTGAGGTTTCTTTCTGGGCTGTTGTTTTTGAGTAACACCAGTTTCCAATTTGTAAAGATCAATAGCTTTTGAAGCTAAAGCAACATTATCAGGATTATTATAAATCCAATCTTGAATCTGCTCAGGTTGCTCTTTAGCCCACGAATGAAACTGCTCATCCCCTCTGATGTCCTCAAAGTCTGGATGGCGCTGTTGCAAAGTGGTTTCAGCCTCTCTACGTAATACTTCAGACTCACGTTGCCGCATAGACTGTAGTTGCGCTTCGAGTTCTGCTACCTGACGTTGACTCTGCATATGTGCTACAGATTCAACAGTATTATACAGATCAGGATACTCCTCTTTAAAACTTTCTAACTCTTCTTCAGACTTAGGCGGTTCATAACGAGGTTGTGCTTGTTGAGCCATCGCAAGGAGTTCTTGTTCCTTTTGTTTAAACTCTCCAAGTTTTTGATCATAATGTTTCTTTAGATCATCGTATCTTTTCTTATAGTTAGTCCTCTTACGAGGTTGAGCTTCTTGTTCAGGGGCCTCTTCTTCAAGGGTAGCCTGTGGTTCTGGCTCAAAAAATAATCCATCTGCACTGCCTCTACTGGGCTTGTCTGGCGTGTGCCAAGACTTTTTAGCATTATAAGGATTACCAACTTCTTCTTGTACTTCTGACATTCTCAATCTCCTTCACGGGGCTTGTGTCTTGCAAGGTAGCCATATTAACTCCGTCGAGTTTATGGGGCTTGTCTTACCAAGGTAGCCGTAAAAATTATTGAAGGCTAGGCATCTTATTTGCACCCATCATGAGCTTCTTGATTTCCTCGTCGGTTTGACTGAGGGGTGAATCTTGCTCTTCAGGGTCTTCTTGCATATAACCGCCAATAGCCTTCATTTGATAACCGCCATCATAAGCACGTTCAGCATCATCCATAATTGTTTGAAGCTGATCCGCACCAATCTGATCGGTTGCTTTTCTGGTAAATACAAACTCTCCATCACTCAAACGAGCGGGGATAGAATCTGATACACCAGTTCCGGGGCCTTCGACTTCTCCAGCACCCGAAAACTCACTAGCAACTGTAATTACTTTGTCCAAGATATCTGATAGTCTTGGATCATTTTGTAATACACCTGCTAGGTAATCTTGTTCATCATCGTCAAGGGATTCATCCATGACGTAACTAATATAATCATCTTCCATTTCATCATCTGGAAGCTGTGAAGCCAGTGCTTCATCCATTTCATCTTCTGGTATGTTAGGATAGGTATCTACTGGCATACCTTCAGGGGGCATCATCATTGAGCCACCTTCGTTAAATACTCCACGTCCTTTCAAGACATCTGCCTGAGTAATCTCTCCATCGCCTGTAAGATCTGGTAAGCCGCCTTTTGCCAGCGGTTGTTTTTCTTGCCGAGCAGCAGCTTCTTGCATCTGCATAAAAATAATTTCTCTAGCTTGTTCTTCAGACATTCCTCTATTTTCACGTTGCAATTGACGGACTTCAGCATCCATTAAAGCTTGAGCATTTTTTTGTTGCTGTAGTAGTTCTTGCCTTCTACTGTTTTCTGCTGAAGCTCTTGCCGAAGCTAGTGCTGCATCAGTATCTTTTAAATTCAACATACTCTTACTCATAATCTTTCCTATTAAGTGCTTCGTCTACTTGCTCAGGTAAAGTTTCTAGCCTAGCCAGAGAACTCAGCTTCCCCTGACTGCGGAACAGATCCAGTTCCGATGTTGCCGCCACCAGTACCTGTAACTCCAAGGTTTTGAGGTTGTTGAGGTACTCCTTCAGGGCCTCCCATTGGCGCTTGTCCTTGACTATCGGGGCCAGCTTCCGGGCTAGGGCTTTGTCCAACATTATTTTGCATTCCTATAATCTGAGCCATCATTGCAGCTTCTTCAGGGTCATTCATCAGTTCATCTGGGTCTAGGTCTAAGCTGTACGCCAGTTCACTGATAAGCTTGTTCATCTTAATAAACGGAGCTACAGCAGGGTTAGCTGCGGTCTGAAGGAACATTGTAAGCCTTTGAGAGCGTACTTCCTTCTGCATTAAACTATTCGTGCCTGTAGCCTTAACTTCTAAGTCACCGTCAATACCAAGCTTATAGTCTGAAAACTGCATGTTCCATTGGAAGTATGCTTCACCCATAGGCTTTAACAGGAAGTCATCAAGATTCTTAATAACAGTCTTAATGTTCAATGAGGCTGCACCAAGCAACATAGACATACCTGATGCGGTACGTGTCATGCTTTGTACGCCTGTTTGACCATGACTATAAGAAGGAATACCTGTCTGTTCGTCTGCAAGCTGTCGAAACTTGTCAAACATCTGCATGTTTTCTACAGTAGTGTTAGGAAACTTCAAGCCGTTAATAGCTTGTCCGGGTACACCTGCTTGTCGCCTAAATACTTTACCCGGATAAATCTCCATGCTTTGACCACCTACAAGGGCAGTTTCATCTACATCAAAGATTACAGAGCCTGATAGAGCTAGATTATCAATAGCCATACGTGCATGACCATTCATAATCTTCTGAGAGTCATCCATGTTCTCTGCTACCCCAATACCAAAAAAGCTATAGGGGTTCTTTTCGTAACTAAACGCATGGTAAGGAATACGGAAAGGTGTAAAAGGATTTACTACACTGCGAAGCATCTGACCATTACAGACCCAAGCGTTGATCTGTACTTCATCTAGGTCATCTACTTCATCAGGAATCTCCATACCTACCTGACGGCAGTACTCTGCATCCATAACACCCCAGTACTCTAATACTTCATACTGAGATGCACCGTATTCATCATTACGATTATCATCTTTTAGTTCGTGCTCGTAATCTTCTTCTACGTAGTTAGGCCCCATCTGAAGGCATGTACGTATAGCTTCTTTGTCAAAGTAAGGCATCTTACCAAGACTACGAAGCTGAGTACGGTTCATTCTATGGCGGTGGAATACATACTCTGATTCGTCAACATTTGTTGCGTTGGGGTCTGGGAAAAAGTCCCAGATGCTGACAAACTCCAAGCGAGGCACCCTAACATCAACAGGAGAGTAAGTTCGATCACCATCCTCTCCTTCGTCCCATCGGTGGAGGGTCTTGTTAAAATTGAACGGCCCTTTAACGATTCCGGTGCCGAATAAAGCTGATTCAAATAATGCGTTCCTAATTTCACTAGCGCCGTTAGACTCCTCTATCTGATCGTGTATAAGTTTTTCCATACGTCTTGCAGCTTTTTGTGCAGGACTTAATTCGAGTACTTGTGGGTCTGGTGAAGGCCCTTCCTTCAACATACCTTTTTCTTCTGCTTTCTTGTCAAGTTTTATATCTTCAAACTTTCCTGTAGCATAGGTAGCTCCGGGTTTTAACACCCGTCCATCACCCTCAAATCCTACATCAAAAGGATTATCAGTAATTTCTTGTTCTTCTTCAGGAGCTTGTCCTTGAGAAGTTTCAATTCCCGGTGCAGCAGAAGCATCTACATGCCCATACTGAGAAATACCTTCTGGCATCTTAGTTTCGCTAATACCAATAGGAAACTTATTAGCGCCAAACACAACATCTACAAGTTGTCCAAAGGCTGCAAGTACTTTAGTCTTAGTTACTTTAACAAAAATACGGGACTTCTCAGACTCTCTAAAGCGTACATTCTTACCATACAGACCACGATAGTTGTGGTATGCTGTAAGCCAACGCTGCTCATCTAGATCGCGTGAAGACTTAGCAGAAACATAGCGGTCAGTAATTAGACTCACTAGATTATTGCGTAGATTTTCTTCTAGGGTCAGTTCAAGGCCGTCTTCGCCTTCAACGTCTCCGAAGTAAATATTATTCGCTGTTAAAGTATTCTCTGCCATTAGTATCCAAACTCCGAATCAACGGGTGTATATGCCTGTTCCATTCTTAGATTTCTAAACTGACTAAAGATGTCATTGACTTTAGGCCGTGACATAATTAAGTAGCGTAGCGCATCGTAAGCGTGGTCAGGTGCATTTGTATTAACATCTTCTGGGTTAGATTTATCCAGAGGAAGACTTTGAAGTTCACGTATCAAGTTAGGACAGCTATTAAATATCTGTATCTTAGGTCTGCCACTTGGTTGCACTCTCAAGTATTCGTGGATTTGTATCTTACCTTGTATTCTATTTTTATCTGCTCTACGCAATTTATGCCCTGCTCGTTGAAGTGTCTCTCCAACTGTAGGGCCTGTAGTACCTGTTCTGTTCCATGCCGCTGTATCGAGTACTCCCGGCACAGAGTAAGGGTCTATCAGCTCCATGTTTGTAATCATCTGAGCTAAATCAACACCTGTTAGTCCTTTCCGATAAAGTTCCCTATATATAATAAGTGTACCGTCAGAGGGATCAACAGTGCCCCAAACACAAGCAGATTCTGAAGCGTATCCGTAGTCAATTCCTTTCACCCTTTCCCAGCCTACTGGGATTTCAAATGGTGTTATAACATGCTCCATTACATCAAACTCTGTAAAGGCAGCACCTTCCGTAACATCCCAGTTACCTTCTAGAAGTTGCTTACGCTGTACATCTGGTAAAGCTTTAAGCATTTGCTCATACCTACCATCTAAGGAAAGGTATGGATTATCTTCTAAGCGGGCTGGTATGAAACGTCGTGTCAAACCATCATGGCCTGTAAAGCTTTCATTAGGCTCTGATGGGTTCACATAACGCTTCTTTACCCACGTTGCACCAGCACCACCGGGGTTAGCTGTACAACGCATGTACGGCGTAATCTCAGGGTCTGTAGTACGTAGTCTTGATGCTAAGTAGTTCCAAGAAAACTCTGTTGATAAGTGAGTAATCTCATCGAAACCAATCCAACTATAAGCTTGTCCCTGATAGCGGTACACATCCGCATCTCTTTCAAGGAAGCCAAACTCTAGTTTAGCACCACTAGGGAATGTCCAGATCTTTTCAACTTCTCTGAACTTACATCCCGGAAAAGCCTTTGGGTATAACTCCCTAGACTTATCTATAAGCTCCCTCAGTTCAGGCATGGAGCGTCTTAATATCAACGCCCTGTGAGCAGCCCTGTGAGCGAATCTGAGGGGATCTACGAGCATAGCATAGGACTTACCACCCCCTGCTGCGCCACCATACAATACGTCCGTCTCTGGAGCCGCTAGGAAGTCTGTCTGCGGCCCATCATTAGGTTTAAAGATAATCTTATCATCTACTATCTCCTTTGTACTAGGAGCTAACAGATCAAGTTCATCTTCTGTTAAAATCTTTCCTTCAGTTGTAGAGGCATCTAAAGCCTCATCTAACTTAGATTGTACCTTTGTCTGCTGGTTTAGTGTAGCCTTAGCAGACTTCAACTTTTTGTCAAGGGCTTCTATACGGCGCTGCTTGTCCTTTACAGACCTTCTAGCAGCCATCTTAGCCTTTTCTTTCTTACTGTAACGGTACTTAGGAGATTGTCCTCTATCCTCTCTTTCCTGCTTTACATGGTTAGAGAGAGTTTGTACCGATACTTTGTAGCCCTTAGATTCTATAAACAATCTACCTTCACGGATAGATTTATACTTACCGTCAACAATACCTTCTACAACCTCTTTGAGTACTTTGTAGACTTTATCATTGCGTACAAATAGCTTACTCTCTGGATCTGCATCGTATGCAAATGGAGCAACACCCTGTGTACGTGGCTTAGTCTTGGGTAACTTCATACTCACCTTCTACAACAGTCTTAGCAGGAAGTATGAATAAAGCGCCACCCTCTGACTCAACATTAACCTCTAGTCTATCTTGCTTTCCTAAACCTGTGCGATCCAATATCGTTTGAGCAGCTTGTAGCTTTACATTAGCTTGAGGCATAGGATCATCTGAATCTAATACCTGTACAAGCTTCATAGCTGCCTTGGGTGCAGATTGAGCAAGTATATGAGAGGCCAGTTCTATTATTTCATTTTTAAGTGATTTAACTACTTGAGAATAGCTACCTTCGGCATAACCCGCTAACTCCGCTGCGTATTTTGGATCACCTCCTGTTTGGATTAGACAGTCCAAGAACTTCTGTTGCTTTTCTGTTAGCTCTCGTTCTTTGGTTGTTTGAGGTAAATAAGCATTCATAACAAGACAGTATAGTGTTGTATTGAGGTTTTGTCAAGTCTTTTTTAAAAAAATAATAAAAAACTTGACAGATTGAGAATCTGACACTATACTATAGTAACAGCCGCCGAGGGTGTAAGTATGTATTATATAGATCTCAATATATGTACTTTAAAGCTTTAAAAGGGAGCCGCAGTATGTGAAGGCTAGACAACTTGAAAAGCTTTCAAAATGTATTTAATTGTATTACCCCCCACCCCTACCCCCCTGACCACCTGCCCCGCCCTCACAAGCTTGGCAAGCTTCACAAGCCCTGCAATAATTGTGCCAACAAAAAAGATTTAGAAAAACTTTTAAAACTGGCACGAAGCTTGCATGGGTTTTAGAAGCCTTGCAAAGATCATGCCAAGATTTAAAAGATTCCGCGTATATTCCAAAATCTTTTAAAAAGCTTCTGCGTTATTCCAAAGCTTTGACAATCTTGTGGGCACTTTAAAAAGCTTAAAAAGGTTAATGCTTATAACCAAAACTTCTAAAGCTTTTCAAAGACTTCGCAAGCTTTGCAATGCCTCCCATACCCTCAGAATCCAACATGCAATATCCGTGCCAAAGCTTAAAAAGGTACTGTATGTTTGAACAGTACTGTATAGGCATCCACATCCTGAGAGGTTCTATTTTTAATTCTGAGATGCCCTTGAATTGCCCTAATGCATTGCCTAGGTACTATTTTTAGCCCTGAGAATGGCCCCTATAAAGCCTGAGAGGATTTTCAGGCTTGGCACGTTTATTGCTTGGTAGTAGTTACTTCGCTACTTGGCATGGTATTTGCAATGCCTTGGCTTTTCCCTTTCTCCATTATTCCTCCATTCTTACTCCATGCTCACTCCATTGGTTTGCCCTTGCGGAAGCTGCTCAATAAACTATTATCTCCCCATCGCCTCACGGGGTGATCGAGGAAAGGCGCCGCAACCTGCCACACTCGTAAACAGCAAAAATGGTGCGGGTTCGGACAACAGTAGCCGAGTATGGGAGCGATACCCATGCGCTCAATTGACCCTTACGGGGCAGGCA